GTTTGTTACAACCCAGACTTTCCCGAAGACCTCAAACTTTTCATTAAAAGGCATCATCGCAATGACGAACAAATCATGGAATTGGAAAAATCTGTTTGCGAATTTCTTGCAGAAGTCGAAGCAGACCTCGCAGCCATCAACGGCATTAGAGGAAGGTCTAAGGTTGGCTAAACTGTCAGCCAATAAGCAAGGCCCAGAATGGAATGCACTGGCTTACCAAGCCTATGTAGAACACGCCAAACGGCATAGGTTCTTTACCACCGAAGATGTGCGTAAAGCTGCCAAAAACGTCCCTGCGGCCACCAACAACAGCGCATGGGGTTATATAGCGAAGTCAGCCAGCAAAAACGGCATAATGGTTGAGTTTGAAGTTATGCGCTCCAAGAGCCTGTCCACGCACGGGCGGCACATCATCATTTGGCAATCGACGTTGCTGCCATGATGTTACCGCGCAAGATACCAAAAGAGGCAAAGCGCCAAAGCCGATGGAAGTCGCCAGCGCATTGCAATTTTGTCAGGGGACATGCCTGTTCCATATGCGATAGCATGACGGCAATCGAAGTTGCCCACATACGCTACGGCAGCGGCACTGGCATGGGGCAAAAGCCGCACGACTGGTTTACTGTCAGTCTATGCAAGCAATGCCATACGAACCAGCACAGCGTTGGTGAACGCACGTTCTGGGCAACGTATAACATCAACCCATTTGCACTGGCTGAAGCGTTTGCAAAGGCCAGCCCGAAAGCGGCTGAAATAGCTGCCAAGAAACGGGAATTGGGGCTATGAAAAAAAATGTGATTTTAAGGGGTGATAGGCAGCGCGAATTTGCAAAGCGTCTGATTGATGAAGCCCCCGAAAATTCAGTTGTGAAAATCAGCCCACTGACGCGCTCTGACGCCCAGAACGATAAAATGTGGGCGCTGATTGAAGATGTAATGAATGCTATGCCAGAAGGTCGGCAGCATACAAAAGACGTTTGGAAGTGCATCTTTATGAATGCGCTGGGGCATGAAACAGCCTTTGCGATGGGTCTTAACAATGAAATTTTCCCAATAGGTTTTAAGTCATCTCATTTATCGGTCAGGCAAATGTCGGATTTAATTGAGGTGATATATGCTTATGGGGCCAAACATAATGTAAAATGGAGTGAAAAATATGTCTAATGTAGCAGCAGACCAATTGCGGTTGTTGATTGAGCGTATCGAACGCTTGAACGAAGAAAAGAAGGGCATCAGCGATGACATTCGTGATGTTTACAGCGAAGCCAAGGCGCATGGTTATGACACCAAAATCATTCGCGCAGTCATCCGCCTTCGAGCAATGGAAAACAATGACCGCCAAGAATATCAAGCTGTCCTTGATACATATATGACCGCCCTTGGTCTTTGAAAGGAACCATCATGTCATCATTGAATAAAGTAAGTTTGTTGGGTTCGCTTGGCGCTGACCCAGAAATAAAATCGTTTCAGAATGGTGGGCGCGTTTGCAATCTGCGGCTGGCAACATCAGAACGCTGGAAAGACAAAAGCACTGGCGAACAGAAAGAAATGACCGAATGGCACAGCGTGTCCATCTTTAGCGATGGCTTGGTCGGCGTTGCAGAACGCTATCTGACCAAAGGCAGCAAGGTCTATATCGAAGGCCAGCTAAAAACCCGCAAATGGCAGGACGCCAGCGGCAACGATAGATACAGCACAGAAATTGTGTTGAACGGGCCAAAGGCGGCGATGATTTTGCTTGGCAGCAAGGGTGAGGCAAAGCCAGATGGCGGTTCAAGTGACCCAAGCAATATGCACGGTGGCTCACATACCACTTGGGATAACGACCTTGATGACGATTTGCCGCCATTTTGAGGATTAAGCAATGACACAAATTTCAATCAAGGATGTGGTGGAACAGTGCAGGATTTATGCTTGCGATAAAAAGGTGGCGCAAATTCTGAAATGCCCTGTCAGCTTGGTCGAAGCCTGTCGGCCCATGATTTACAGTCGTGGGCAGCAGCGCATGGATTTGAGCGTTGACAAGGAAACGGGAAAGCATTGCCAAGCAACGCACCGCTACAGAACCGACACCGAAGCCATAAAAATATCGACGCAGAACCTTCTTATCAAGCAACTGGAAACGGGGCATCACTGGCTGACAAACGAAAGATTTTTTAATGTCGTTTCTAAGCTAAATCCTGAACTTGGCTTGCTATAATGCAATAAATGAAAAAAGTGGTTTACATATATATCAAGCATCTTTATAGGCAATGGACAGGGGCCAATGCCCCGCCATTTAGGGAGTTTTGATTATGACCATTACCAGAAACCAATTCACTTTTACCCATGTTTGCAAATCGCAATGGAAGGTGACAGTTGACGGCAATCATTTTGCTTATGTCTCAACAAAAGCCGTTATTCGCGCTTTATCGTCAGCAAATTAAGGGGCGCAGCCCCACCATTTAGGGAGTTTTGATTATGACCATTCGTGAAATTATCCAATCGCAGCCATTAAGCGAAATCATCAGCGGCATTGCGTTGGCAATCGTCCTGCCCATCCTGTTTGTCGCATTGATGGTGGTGCTGCCATGAAAAAATCTCTTACAGTTGAAGAACGCCGTGAGTTTTATAAGAATGTTACTGAAACCCTGTGGGAGCGCATAAAAAGAGAAGGCTTAGATGCTGACGTAGATGTTCCACATCCCGACGATTACGATGGTGGACGCTTTGATTTTTACACAACACGGGGAATTTCAAAATGACGCACCCAAGCACGACTTCTAAATTGACCATACGCACCGCCGCCCCAATCGGCTTGCGGCATCGCGTCAGCCCTCAATCAGCATGGCCTTTACGAAATTCAGAGGGCTTGACCTTTGCAGAAGCCAAGCGCCGTCGTGAACAGGAGCAGGGCAAGTGAAGCGTTACATAATCAGCAAGGGAAAAGTGCTGAAGCGCCGCACTGTGAAAGGCGTCACATTTATAACAAGATTGGTATAATCGAATGACAGATGAAGAAATCAGGCAAACCGCACGCGAAATCTGCGCCCTGCAAGCGTGGAAAGACGATAGCTTGGCGTCACAGAACTATTTGGCTGGTGATTACGACCACACGGTCTGGATGCGTCTGGTCGAGCAAGGCATCCGCAAGGGCATTGAAATTGGAATGTCGCTGTGACCCTGCGCCAATTCCTGTTCGTCAATTTCGGATGGGACATTTACGAATGGGCCGACGATGAAATTAGATTTTAAGGAGCAAGCAAATGGAACAAGATTTAGATTTAAAAGATAGGCTCGATGAATTTTGCGCCGATTTTAACATACCAGATGCACACTACGGCAGCCTAAGACTGCTTTCGGGCATGGCCTATGTTTTAGGGCTTGAACTTGAAGTGCGAATATCGCCACGAAAGGAACGAAGCGAATGACCGCCGATAACTGGCTTTTCCTGTTGGTCATATCAGTCTGGATATTGACCGCATATCTGATTGCAACCGCGCCTGACATTACAGAGCAAGAGCGCAAGGAAATGGAAGAAGAATGGTGGGGGTGAAAGAATTGGGCCACTTCCCAACAAGCGGCCCAAACTTTATTTCTTGCGCCGCTTCTTTTTGGCATCCGCTGCGGTTGAAAGAGCGATTGCAACAGCCTGTTTCTGGCTCATGCTTGGGTGCTTCTTCAATTCATAGCTAATGTTGCGGCTTATGGTCTTTTGGCTGTAGCCTTTTTTCAGTGGCATATCAGCCGCCTATAATTTGCGACAGGCCAGCAGCGGCGGCAGCGATAAACGCCAGCGCACCAGCAACCGTGGTTTTCCAGCCCAGCTTCTTTTCAGAAGCGTCTTCCATAGGCAGCAACTTGCCAGTGGCCTTTTTGATGATGGCTTTTTCGGCTTCATCTTTAATGGCTTTGACAGCTTGCTTCTTCAATTGGCTTTTAATGTCCATTTTCAGTCTCCTATAACCAAGAAGCGTATTTCTTGGTTTTCAGTTTGCGGTCATCAAGGCCATGTGTTCCGCCATTGATGCGCTTTGTGAGGGCAAGGATTGCAGCATCATTGATGCCTTGGTCGCAGATGCCCCACAACTTATTGCGGTCAAAGAACCATAGCGCACTTTCGATTGCCAGTTCGCCAGCCACAAGGTCAGGGTTGTCCATAACGTCAGGGCGTCCGATATAATCGGAAAACGCCTTGAAATTGTCATGGCCCGTCAATTGCAAAAATCCGCGACCGCGAAATTTGAAACCCATTCCGCTGCTTTCGGGGCCATTGCCCATGCGGTTGGCATATACACGGTTGGCAATCTTGGCGGGTTGACGCTCATAGGCTTTTGCTAAAGCGTCTGTTGGAAAATACTTCCCAAAGATGCCACGCAAGCCTTTCGCGCCATAGTTAAGGTTTTCACTGGTGGCTTTCCAGTTGCCGCTTTCATGGGCGCACTGCGCGAAGAAATGCGCCGCACGATTGTTGTTCAGCTTATAATAAGCAGCCGCAGCTTTCAGCGTGGCGGGGCCAAAAGCCCCGTCAGCAGGAATGCCGATTTTTTCCTGTAGTTTTATAAGGCTCATTTCCCTGCACTCCGCCAATCTGGAAAGTCGTTTTCGTCAACTACGCCATCGCCATTGGCATCATAGCGCAAATCATTGCGATACTTTTCCCAAGGTTCCAGTTCGTCATCGTCATCGTCATCTGGTTCATCAATAAACACAGTTGCCGCAGGGTCATCATAACGTGGTGCTGGTGCAACCATGTCAGGTGTAAGCGGCAGCGGGTCTGGTTGAGGCGCTACAGGGGGCAGAGGCTCTGGTTCTGGGTCGTTGCGGTCTTCTGGGGGTGGTGGGGCCAATTCGCCCTTCATGCCCATCAGCGTGGCGTAGGAGCCAGCCACAGCGCCGACAACAGATGTCATGACGTATGACAGCAAGCCAAATACGTCTTTATTGTCGATAATTTCGTTCGATATGAATAGGCCAACAATCATCGCGCAAGTGATGGCAACAATGACAAAAGCCATCGTTTTTGCTGCCAGCAGCAACGCTTTAATCCGTGCCTCTAATAATTTATCATCCATCCTTATTCCTTTCCTGCCAGCGGATTTGCCAGCGTCTTTTGGATACGTTCTTTCGTTTCAGCTTCCAGTTCCTTGATACGGCGCTGTTGCTCTTGGTCTTGCTGGCGCAACTGGTCAATGACCGCACGTTGCATCGCCATGTTCTGTGCATCGCTACTGCGAACGCTGCTGCTTACAGCGTCAACCGTCTGGCGTGTTGCACCAACACTGCTTGATATGCTGCCAGTCAAATAGTTCAGCGCCTCACTGTTGCCCTTGGTCAGACGTTCAACGCTTGTTACACGTTCGTCAAGCACCGAAATGCGCCCTTCAATACCAGACAGGTCAGGCGGCACATAAGCGGCGGTCACTTCTTTCATGGTCAAGAATTGCTGATACACTTGGAAACCAGCCCACAGACCGCCAAGAATTGTTGAGAATGCAGCAAAAATGATGGCAATTTTGCCGCTGCTTATGCCACCGATGTTAAAGCTAAAGCCGCTTTCGTCAAAGGATACCTTGGGTTCTTCTTTTTCGTCATTTGTATTGGGCATCTACAATCTCCCGCCACTTGGCGTCATTAGTTTGGCTCATCCGATACATCTCAAAGTCAGCGTCACGCAGCCTTCTGTTGCGGTATATATCACGCACGGCATAAAAGTCAGCCCTGTCGGATAATGTCGCTTGTCGGTAGGCGTTAAACGCAGGAACCGAACCCATTTCTTCGATGGTTTCCGATTGGCCTTCTGCCATTTCGCTTTCTGACTTTTCAGATGTTGTGCTTGCTACAACTGGCGCAGCAGCGGGTTGACCGCCTACATTGTTCAAAATTTCAAATGTGTTTGTCATCGACATAGGGCTACCCGCCGAAATAGCTGCATCAAGCGGTGATGAACCCGCGCCAAAACTACCGCCGCTACTGCCGACAGCGGAATTGCTTGACCCAAAATCAACACGCATTTGGAAGCTACCAAAACTTTGTGACGATTGTGCGCTATTTTCAAAAGCCGATGCTTGGCTTACCTGTGCGGCTTCATCAAAGAATGCCGATTGCATACCCTGTGCGCTTTCTTCCAGCGCCGTAGAAAGCTGATTTGACGCTTCTTGCTCTAATTCACCACCAGATGCGTCTTGGCCTCCTATGGCGTTTTCTGCGCCTTCCAATTCAAGCGCGGCCAAGGTTTCGGACGCCAAGGTTTCTTTGTCCTCATTATCATCTTGTGGGCCTTGTGCGGCCAATGCAGCCAGTTCGTCTGGCGATAGCCGTTCTTCGTCAGGCCCAAGGTCTTCCAAATCCTGTTCCGCTACCAGTTCTTCAATAGCTTCGTCTTCGACGGCTTCTTCGACGGCTTCTTCTTCAGCTTCGGTAGCTGCGTCGGCTTCAAGCGATGCTTCGGCGGTTTCTAACGCTTCTTGCGCTTCTTCAATGACCTGTTCAATATCGGCCACATCTTCCATCTGCACTTCTTGCTGCGCTTCTTCTTGTGCGATTTGCTCAACAGAAGCCACGGCAGCATCCAATGCGCTTTCCGTTGGGTCAGGTGCGCCAACATCAATGGCTATTGATACTGGTGGGCAAGATGGGTGCATGGGCGTTGCGTTGCAATCTATCGCCACTTCGTCAGGGATTGGCGAACCATAGGTCAGAAGGCCCGATTGGTTTTGCAGGAATTGCGGATTGCGCCCGTAAAAAAGCGGAATATTGTTGTCGGCTTCAGGGCCAGTGATGCCAGCCGTAAAGTCGCGCCAGCCAGATGCAGTCAAAGACCCGTAGTTGAATTGGATATTGCCGTTGCTGAACAGCCCAATTTCAAACGTGTTCAGATTATTTGTGCCGTATTCTTGCACGTTATACCAGCCAAATAGCGCAGACCCATCGCTTAGGCGATAGAAAGGGTTGCCAGTGAAACTGATTAGGTCAGACCAGTATGCGTAAATCGTGTTGCGTTGCGCCTGTTCAATTGGCTGACCATTGCAGCATAAATGATTGCCGCTTTCAAACGACACAAAGCCATTGCTCGACACCCAAACGTCAGTGAATGTCTGCCCCCAATACTCAAATTCAAAGCCAAGGTTGATACGCCGTGTGTTATCGTCGCCAAGGTTCAGCGGCGTCATTGTGGTAGGAGCGCCGTTTATTTGCGGCGGGATAAGCGTGGGTTCGTATGTTTGGGCAGCAACAGATGTGCTGACCAGCAATGCGGCCAATAAAGAAATTAGACGCTTATTCTGCGTCAGGGCGGCGGTCAGCATTTTCTTCCCATGCCGCTGTTGCAGCTTCACCGATTGCGCCCATGAACGGGCAAGGTGTGCCAGCCATTTCCATTGCCTTAAAAACACGGCGGTCTTGGCACAATAGGCTCACAGCAGCCACGCGCATACCCATATCGTAAAGCGTCTTGGATAGCTTCATACGTTCGCAGTTTTGGTCGCGCACAGTGCGGCCAGCCGACAAGCCAATGATTTGCGTTTGCACAGCGCCAGATTGCCCCGTGGTGCAAAGGTCTTGGCTGTAGGACATCATTGACGGCGCGATGGCGCTGGGTGGTGGCGACTTGATGTTCTGGTCGATTATCTGACGATTAACGCTTTCGCTGTAACTTTTGCTGTCGCTGACGTTGACGTTGTTGTTCTGATTGACGTTGTTGCTGTTGCTGTTCGTCGTTTGGTTAATCGTGCTGGTGTCGTTGTTCGTGTTATTCGTGTTCACGGTGCTGTTGCTATTGCTGTTGCTGTTGACCGTCTGATTGACAGTGCTGTTGCTAACATCCGTGTTGAAATTGCGGTTTGTGGCGTCAGATGTGTTGACGTTCGTGTTCTGGTTGATGTTCGTCATCGTGCCAGAATTGATGTTGGTGTTCTGGTTAATGTTGGTCATAGTCCCAGAATTTTGATTGATGTTGGTGTTCGTCGAAGTGCTGACGTTGTTGTTGTTGTTCGTATTCAGCGAAGTGCTTGTGCTGGCGTTCACGTTATTGTTCGTGTTGACCGATGTGCTGGTGCTTGCGCTGGTGTTGAAATTGTTATTGGTGTTGGTGCTGACCGATATGCTGTCCGACGTATTGTTGTTGTTATTCGTGTTCGTCGATGTGCTGGTAGAAGTGTTATTATTGTTGTTCGTGTTCGTGCTGGTGGTCGTGTTGGTATTGTCAGATGTGCTGGTCGTGGTCGTGTTATAGATGTATTCCGTAGGCGCTACGGATACAGTTTGTGCCAGCACTACAGATGATGATGCAGCCAGCGCGATAAAACCCAACACAAATTTCTTCATGGTCTGTCAGCCTTATTATCCAGTTTGTCTTCAATGCGGCGAAGGTGCATCATCACCTCTTTAAACTTTTCGTCGATGGCCTGAAATTTCTCATCGCCAAAGCCAAGTCGCGCTTCAAGGAGCGTCAGTTTATTTGTTAGGTTGACCCATACGGTTATAAGCGCACCAACAAAAGTCAGGGCGGTCATAACAAAGCCAAGGATGGTGAAAAGGGTGGTGGCGTCCATCATACGTTCTCAACCCGTAAATAGACTGTCCAATATCGTGTCACGCCACTAGCTGTCGCGCTCACATTGAAAGTGTATGTTGAAATGCCGTAATCAAGTCGGTCAAGTGTGAACACCATGTTTGTGCCAGAGCCGCCATTAACTATACTGGCTGTTGCCGCTGGTGTTCCAGAGCCACTTCTTGTCCAATTCCAGACAGCGGTTTGGCTGCTGGTAATTGTCACTTGAGCGGTGTCATAGGAAACGTCACTTGAAAGAAAAACAGCAGTCCCAGCCGTTGCACCGCCGTCTGGCGTAAATGTAACCGCACTTTTACCGCGCAAGTCATTCATCGAAATTGCGCCCGATGGAACACCAGCCAATGAGCGCACAGCATTTTCATTCAGCGAAATGGTCGCAGTCGCTGAACGGCCAAGTTCCGTGTTGACCTGTGACATGGATATAGTTCCAGTGGGCAAAACCATAGTTATGCAGTCCCGTATGCAGTGACGTTATTGATGGCGGTAAACGCACCCGCGCTGCTTAGTTTTGCAATCGTCGTGCCGTTGTATTTAAACAATAGGTCAGTGCCGCTTTGCTCAACAGTGAAGTTTGTCGCCACAAGCTTTGTTGCGTTCGTTGCGTTCGTTGCGTTTGTCGCGTTCGTGGCATTTGTCGCATTGGTGGCATTCGTGGCATTGGTAGCCGTCGTTGCCGTGGTTGCGCTTGTGGCTGTCGTGGCAGTGGTAGCACTGGTTGCTGTCGCAGCGTTGCCAGTGATGTTAATGCCCCAAGTGCCAGATGCACCCGTGCCATCCGCTTTAGGAGCGCCCACAGTGCTGTAATCGACAGTCCTTGCAGCCGAACCATTGAAAGTAGCGCCAGAAGAAGCGCCGCCTGTGTTGGCAAAAGTCACGGCATTGGTGACAGAACCAGCCGTTGTTGCAGAACCAGCCGTTGTAGCGGACGTTGCAGTCGTTGCGCTGACGGCAGTTGTTGCGTTCGTTGCATTGGTGGCGTTTGTCGCATTTGTCGCCGTTGCAGCATTACCAGATATACTGATAGCCCAAGTGCCAGTTGCGTTTGCACCGTTTACTGAAGGTGCGCCAATGGTGTTATAGCTAATCGTTCGCGCAGCAGAGCCGTTAAACGAACCGCCAGCCGCGACACCATCACCGCCGCTGCTGAAGGTTACAGCCGCAGCGGTAGCCGTGGCAGTCGATGCAGTTGTTGCAGTCGTTGCGCTTGTTGCCGTTGCTGCGTTCCCAGTTACGTTGATATTCCAAGTGCCGCTTGCGCCGCCGCCAGTTAGTGAAGGAACACCAAGGTTGGTTCGCGCACCAGCGGCATCAGATGCGCCAGTGCCGCCATTGGGAACCGTAAGGTCAGTGCCGCTCCATTGGTCGTTATTGATGGCGCTTAAAACAGCCAGTGAGCCAAGACCAAGGGCAGTCCGTGCGCCAGATGCACTGTTCGCACCAGTGCCGCCATTAACAACCGCAACAATGCCGCTGACGTTGTTTGCAACGACGCTCCAGTTACCGCTGGCGTTTGAGCCGTCGGCGCGTGACAATGCGCGTCCGCCAACAGTCGCGCCGTCATGAACGTGGATTGTATCGGTGGTGGTGTTGACCGTTATTTCGCCTTCGACGCCAGTAAAACTTGCGTGTTGGGTTGTCGTGCCGCGACGAATTTTTACTTGCTTACTCATGCGATAAAACCCCAGTCATCAGTTTCGGTGTATACTATATCAATTTCCGACCAATCTTCATAGCCGCTTGAAAAAACAGCAACGTAATCAGCCAAACTTTGCAGCGATAATGAAAACGCCCGTGCGCTGCCGTAAAACGCCAATGCCTTGCTTTCAAAAGCCTCTTGCCCATCATTACGCAATGGGCTGGGATTTACTGTCGGTATGGTCGGGCGCGTTGGGTCAACGATGCTTGGGTTGGCAATATCTGTTTGCCCATCAATCCAAGATGCCACAGTGTTTGCGTCCGATATAAACGGATTGAAGGTCGCCAACATATCATCAATGGCATCTGCCAAGCCTTGACCAAGCAGCGGCGGGTTGGTTGGTGTTTCACTGATAAAATTGGTTACAGATACAGGCGATGACCCGCTAATAGGGCCAAGGTTGCCCCAATCGTTTGGGTTAAACTTTCCAGCGTTCAATGTGGACGCAACGCTATTGCATTGCGTTACAAAGCCACCTTGCGCGTCAAGAAATGCAAGACTTTCGGTAATGAAATTGCTGGGGTCGCCCAAACGCGAAGGCGATGCTGGCATTGCTGAAATTGTTGTAACGGCCATTAAATCAACCCTTCAACAGACAAAGAGCATTCCGATATTGTCGGGCCTGATAGCACAATCGAGAAGTCGCGGTAATAGCCTAAAACAATCGTTTCGCTTCTGTCTTCGTCACCGATGTAAACAACGGGCGTGGTGCGAACAGATGCCAGAAAGCGGGTGAATGCACTGACATCGCTGGTTTCAACAGTTACGTCATAATCAGCACGTTTACTGTAGGCGCGTGGCGTAATCGTGACGTTGCCAAAGTCATCAATGGTTTTGACCGAATAATCCTTGATGCCGACAGATGTGCCGAAATTGGTCACAGCCAGCGCAGACTTTTGACCAATGATAAGTTCACCGCATGAAGCCGTGCCAGCGCCAGCGTCGATGATAAGCTGGAAGGATGCACCCGAATAATTTGGAATGTCCAAAAACGCCACTTCAGATGCGCCAGTTTCGGTTATCGGCGCAAAGAAATAATTAAAATAGCCGTCGATGGCGCTGTAATCAGCAAGGCTTATGGTTTGGTCGTAAACAGTCGTGCCGCCAGATGATTTGACAATAAGCCGTGCGCTTGAACCATCGACGTTAAACAGCACAACGGAATTGCAGACTGTGGCGGGGGTGATTTTAACATCAATCGTGCCGCTGTTTTGTGTGCCAGAGCCTACCGATATGTCGAACATCTTGTAGCGGTTCGTTGCGCTGACAAATAGCCAAGTCGGAACAATCGCCGCCGCACCAATATCAGGGCGGTCAGTCGTTGATGTGGCAACCACTTCATAAATCTTGTGGGCATATATACGACGGGTTCCAATCGTATATGTGCCAGCAGTCCATGCGGGATAATCCGTTTCCGCAACATTGCTTGTTGTCAGATTGGTTTCCGTAACATTGACGGGCTTAATAATAATCACTTGCGTCCTCCCGAATGTCAGGCAACCCGTCGCCATCCCACCTGTCCATCAATTCATAGGATTTGCCAGTGTTCTTGGCGACTTGATACAGCACGTTATACATTTCATTTCGCATATTGGCTATGCCGTCGGCAGTATCTGCGCTGTTGCTTGCCAAGCCCGTTTGGTTGCCATCAAAGACCAACCCTGCGCCCGTGGTGGCAATTTCTGCACTGTTTGCTGCTTGCGCCCCAAGTGTTTCGCTAAGGCTTGCCGACAGCCACGCACGGATACGGGCCACTTCAAGCGCAGACGTTGCTGAACCAAGTGTGGCTTCTTCAATCGAACGGCTAAGTTCTGGCAGCTTACCAAGTGCATCCAGATTGCCTGTTCGCGCCTGTGCGGTCAGTGTGGCAAATTGGGCCTTCAGCAATACCGACGATGACGATGCGTTAATGCCGCGCAGACGATTGATTTCGTCCACAACCGTTTGGCTGACGCTTGCCAGTGTTTCGGCGTATTTCTGCATTGCTTGTGCAGCGTCTTCGGCGGCTTTTTCTTGTATCTTGGCAGCTTCTTCAGCAGCCTTGGCAGCAACGGCATCCGCCTCTGCCTTAGCTTCCGCTGCCCAGATTTGCTGCTTCAGCCCAACAAGGGTGGCGTCAATGGTTTCAAGTTCCATTGCCCGACGCGCAGCAAGCGCCTCAACAGCAAAGCCCTGTGCGTCAAGCAATTCGATTTCGAGCAAACGGCGCTCTTTTGCGACAGCCAAGATTTGTTCAGCAGCCCGTGCCTGTTCTTCGGCAGCAGCCCGTGCAGCTTCAGCGGCGGCATCATTCGCAGCCTTGGCATCTTGGGCAGCGTAAATCTGCAACTGCAATCCACGCAAGCTTGCGTCGATGGTTTCCAGTTCAACGGCGCGACGGGCGGCGAGTGCTTCAACCGCGAAGCCCTGTGCTTCCAGTAGGTCGATTTCCATAGAACGACGTTCACGGGAAAGGGCCAAGGTTTGTTCAGCCAGCCTTTCTTGTTCCGCAGCCATTGTTCTGGCAGCTTCTGCCGCTGCATTGCTTGCGTTTTTGGCATCTTCAGCCGCATAAATCTGAAGTTGCAAGCCGCGCAATGTTTCATCAAGCGCCGCCAATTCCAATTCGCGCCGCGCAGCCAATGCTTCGGATGATTTGCCCAGTGCTTCAAGCAACTGTATTTCAAGTTCGACCCTGTTTCTTTGCAAGTCAGCAGCAGCTTTCGCCACTTCAGCCGCAGCACTGGCGGCAGCGTTCATTGCATCGTTTGCAGCCTTGGCGTCTTCAGCAGCCCAGATTTGCTTCTGCAAGCCACGCAATGTTTCATCCATTGCTTCTAATTCAAGCTGACGCCTTGCGACCAGCGCGTCGGTTGCAAAGCCCTGCGCTTCAAGAAGGTCGATTTCGAGCATACGCCTATCTCTGGCTAATGCCAAAGCCGCTTCAGCCAATACAGCCGCTTCTTCAGCAGCCTTTTCCTGTGCGTCGGCCAATGCCTGTGTCGCCTTTGCAGCATCTTGGGCGGTATACACTTGCTCTTGCAACCCACGAAGGCTTGCATCCATGCTTTCAAGTTCCAGCGCACGTTGTGCAGCCAAAGCGCCAGCAGCATTGCCCTGCGCTTCCATTAGTTCAATTTCTAATTCACGGCGCGGCCTGTTAGCTTCAAATATCGCCTTGGCTTGCTTGATGGCATACAGTTCTTCAAGCTTGGCATAATCAGCGGCAGACGCGCCAGCTTCGCCAAAAATGACCTTCAGCTTTTCCATTTCGACGGAAAGTTCATCAAGGCTTGATTGCAGCGGGTCGCTTTGGCTTTTCAGGTCTTTGAACACTTGGTCGAACTTCAGTGCCTTCTGCACTTGCTCATTCAAGTCGTTGCCAGCACGAATGAGCGTTTGCGCCCCTGCACTGATACCCGTGACGATGCCTTGCTGAATTGCAAGTTGCGTAATGTATGCAACCGCAGCCGCTTCGTCTGTGCCAAAATTCTTAACGCCAGAACCCTTGGTGCGGCCAGCGCCAGTTGGGTCAACAACGTAATCCTTTTTACGCATACCAAGGCTGACTTTGACATTACCGCCCAATGTGCCGCCAAGTTGTTCTGCGACGTTGCCCAAGCCCTTCAACAGGCCATTCGCCATATTGTCAGCGATACCCTTTAGCTGTGCGCTATTACCCGTCAAAGTGCGCTGCATAGCGCCGCCAGCAATCTGGGTAAGCGTCACGCTGCCCGTTTTGGTTTTGGTCAACAAGCCACCAACAAGACCGCCAAGCAAGCCACCAGCAATTGAACCCAGAGGCCCAGCAAGAGAGCCAAGCGCCTTGCCAAATACTTTCCCGCCGATGTCCTGCAATCCCTTAGTCAAAAATTCTTTACCAAGCGCACCACCAACAGCGCCACCAACAGCGCCACCAGCGCCACCGCCAACCATTTGACCAATTCGAGCATTGGCAAGAACGGTGGGAAGTGAAGTAAGAAATCCGCTAAAGGTGTCTTGCAAATCCTTGGGTAAACCGTCGAAAATCGTCTTCAGGTCTTTTTTCAAATCTGGGGCAACGATGTTTATCTGTTTGCCAAGGTTAGCCAAAAATGAACCAGCGCCGCCGAAAAGTTCGTCGGTCAGGTCAATCAGGTCAGCAATCGTTTCCTTTAGCTTTTCAGCTTCCTTCTGGCGCTTATCAAAAACGCTTTCGGCATTGATGATGTCAGTTTCGGCCTTCAGATATTCCTGCCAAGCAGCGTTGACATCTTTGATGCCATCAGCCGCAGCCTTGGCTTTGAATGCTTGTTCTTGAAGTTCCAAAGCCCGTCGCGCACGGGCTTCACCAGTTAGGCCAACCAATGCCAATTCATTCTGCAATGGCTTAATGATATTATTCTGGAAATCCTTGCCAGCTTGGTCGCGGGTTGCTTTTTCCCAAGCAGCGCCAGCAGCCAGAATTTTCAAGCCAAGCAGCGCAGTTGGTGCAGCGGCAGCAGCGGCGGCGATTTCCAGCCTCTTAATTTCAATGGCGGTCTTGCCGATGCGTGAAGTTTCCTTTTCGGTATTTTCAAGAAACTGTTTCGCTTGCTTTTCACGCTGTTCAAATAGCTTCTGTTCTTCCGATTTCTTTTCGGCGGCAGCCTTCTTCTGTTTGCGCTCCTCGTCAAGACGCCCTTTGGCAACCTTAATGCTGTTGGCTTCCCACTTGCTCATAAACGCGCCAGCGTCAGAATAGGCGTCGGTGTATGCCTTGCCGATTGCCTGACCAGCCTTTTGTGCAGCGCCAGCGTTTTCATTTGCGATTCGGGCAAATTTGACGGGGCTTAAAAGCGGTTCACCAGCAAGGTCGTTAATAGCTGCAACAATGTTATTGACCAGAAAGCTGACAGCGCCAATCGCAGCGTTGACCGCTTGAACAAACAGGTCGCTTAAAACAGCGGGGAAGGTGGCCCAGATTATTCTGACGGCGTTAACCGTCCCTGCAAAAGCCGCATAAATGACTTTAGCGGATGTGACCGCAAACTTTCCAGCCTCATCAAGCCAGCCTTTGATGGTGTCGAAAACTGCGCCCAGATTAAGACCTTCATAAATGGTCATCCAAAGACCCTTGATGGTGTCCATCGTGGTCACGGATGCGCCACCAGCCTTTTCAATTTGTTCGCTGGTCATGCCCATAGCTTTGGCATAGGCTTCAACTTCGCCAGACTTATCAAATTGTTCAGATATAAGCGCAAAGCCAGCAGTTAGGGTTGCGGCAGCAGCAACCACACCAAGGATAATCGCTGTCACAGGTGCAAATGCCGTCGCGGTAGCAGCACCAGCAGCATTTGATGCGGCGGCAGCTTCCATTTCTGCGGCAGAAAGAACCTTAGCTGTGGCAGCGGCTTCAACTTGTGCGGCGGCAAGACGGGCCTGACCAGCGGCGCGTCTTTCAGTTGCGGCTTGCGATGCCAATGCAGTTGTTGCGTTTTCAGCTTGGGCAGCAGCCAGCGCCAATTCAGCTTGTGCGGCAATCACGGCTTCAGCGGCTTGGGCGCTCAATGCACGGAAACGGGAAGCGGTTGCACCAGTGGAAGCAGCGGCGGCGTCAAGCTGCGCGTCAGATGTGGTTTTTAGAATGCCAAGCATGGATAGAAGGGCGACACCAAATTGCTTAGTGGACATCCCTGACTGCATCATAATGCCGCTGATTTGGCTTCCCTGCTGCACAAATGCGGTCAGCGGGTTTGCACCAGATGCAAGTTGAACACCCAAATCCTGAAACTGGAATGCAAGGTTAGTGATTTGATGGCTGGCAAGTTGGCCCGTCTGACCGACAGCCCTCATTGCGTTTGCGGCTGCGGTTTGTGCTGCGGCTCCCTGTGCAATAACTGCGTTCATGCCATTGACGGCCACAGATGTTCGCGTTGCTGTTGCACCAAAGCTGCGAACACTACCTTCAGCGCCAGAAGCGGCAGCACCCATTTTATTTAGGTCTTGCGATGCCGACGCAACATCGCGGCTATCAACTGCAATACGAAGGTTTGCTAAATCTGCCACGCGCAATATCCTAAGAGGCCCAGAGCGTTATCGCTTAATATGGGCCATAGCACAAGATTTTCATCGTGTCTTGGTGTTGATTAGATTTGCCCAATCAGACATCGCATTTGATATTTTTTCGCGCCGTTCAGCGGTCATAATATTAGGGTCAACCCAAGGCGGCGGCGTGTTTGGTTCGACAGCTTCTGATAGCATCGCAGCATATTCACGGGACAACTGCCTGACTGTTTTGGCTTCCCAAGGTGTCAGCGTCACGCCCTGATTTGACATCCATGCAGCCAAATCAACTTCATCTATTGCCGCGCTGCCACCCATGCCAACAGGCTTGGCGGGGCCAACCTCGAAAAGAATTTCGATAAGGTAAGCCCCACCAAGCACGGGTGGCATTACGTCTGACTTGGTTTCCCGCCGTGGGCGCTTTGCCTTCGTCGGGATTGTGTTAAGCCAAGCCGCTTGTTTTACAAATAAGGTGAGTTGCTCAATCGTTTGCGCGAAAGAAGTTTGCGCGGTCAGCGACAAACTCCGACACCTGTTCCTTAATCCACGACCATTCGTTGTAAACGGTGCGGACGTTTTCAGGTGTGCAATCCAGCTTTACGCCATCAAGCGTGAAGCCTTCCCAAGCAACTGTCAGCTTCACAAGGTCATCAATGCTGTCTTCAGCCAGCTTTTCAGCGTCAAAATCGACAGCCTTCTTGCCCTTGGAAATGCGGTTCAATGCCGCTTGCTGCTTTGCAAGTTGGATTTTGCGATAAACTTTGCTGTCCTGTCCCAGCAGGGTAATCGTCATACCCTCAATGATTTCTTCGCTTTCAGGGTGCGCGATATTAAGAACAGCGCCGTCGTCAGCTTTAACAGGTTTCAATGAATTTAGGTCAAACATATTTAGTTCCATCCGAATGCACCGATGTTGAAAGTCTCCCCCGCCGTGGTCGGATGCAGCCACGACGGGGAAGTTTGTTGGCTAATTACGAAGAAACCTTAACAACCGAATTGTCGATTTCAAGTGTCACTTCAGCCATTGTGATTGCGTCAGCATTGCCGACATTGGTTTTGAACGACATAACTTGTGCAGTGAAATACTGAATGTCGCCATTAACCAGAGCAACTTTGACCGAAACAAGTGCGCTTGCGCCAGCAGCGGCGCTGCCTTTGGTTTGCAAAATGGTTTGACCAGCATCAACTTCGGAAAGAGCCATCGTCAAAGTAACCGAACCATAGTTCAGCGAACCACGGCGCTTGGCAACAATACCAGTTTTCAAAGGCGTGTGCGTTGCAAGTGCAGCTTCAGCACCGAAAGCTGGCAA